CCCCGCCAGCGCATCGAAAACCGCATCCTCTGAGGGGGATGTGGTCGTCTCGCCGTTCGTGATCGTTTGGGTGACGACGTTCACGGGAATGAACCGCACAGCCATCACCGTACCGTTAGCAGGTAGTGCACCCTTCAGATACGTCACCGTGTACCGCGTCCAACTCGTATGGACAACGCTCGTGATCCTGAACTCGATCGTCTCAGTAGTGCCGACAAGCCGGAACTGGATGATCCCGCTGCAAAGGCTGTTCAGTGTCCCCTTGTCCACCCCGCCAACAACGTCGGAAAGTCCGATCTCCGTAACGCTGGCAATAGTCCCGTTGTTGAACCGTACCGTGTCCTGCCCCGGATCCTGCGCCGTGTTCGTGTTCGTGCTGAAGGTCGCAGTGGGGGCGTCGATACCGGTCAGGTCGGAAGAATCGGCCTTAGCGTCAAGTGCAGCCTGAAGGTCCGTCTGGTCCGACAAGGTGCCCGTGATCTCGCCCCATGCGGATGCGCCGCCGCCAGTAGCGGGTACCCATGCCAGCGCGTAGGTAGTTCCCTTCGACACCCGAACCGTTCCCGTGTCCGTGTTCATCAGTCGCATCCCTTCGGGATACGTGGCCGTGTCCGCTGTCCACTCCGCAGTGGTCTTGCGTACCTGCCCGTCTGATCCTACCTTTTTCCCTGCCATCAGCTTGTGAAGTATGAGCCTGAGATGATGAAAGTCCGGTAGCTTCCCGATGCGAAAGCAGCGGTGGCCGCTATCTCGAATCCATTATCCGCAGCGTTGCGCATGATGAAGAACGAACTCGAAAGAGTGAGCGTTCCGGACGGCGTGGTGAGTAGCCGGGCCTGATCGCAAGGGAACAGCCGCACACTCGCCCCAGTGAATCCCGTTGGTATCTTTGGCGTCGGGAATTGCGTCGGGAAAGTCAGCACGACGTTCGTTACCGTGGTTCCCGTAGTGGCATACGTGAGGCTTATTTGCCACGTCACCAAGTTTCCGAAGCGTGTGTAGAACTGACGAAGGTTGGCCGTGCTGCTAGGTGCCGCACCTGCTGTCCATGTGATCGTTCCCGTGTAGGCCGTTTCGGTTCCTTCTACGCCGGTCAATAGGGCCGCGCTTCCAAGGCCAAGGTTCGCCCGTGCCGTGGATGCGTTTGCGAGGTCCGAAAGGTTGCTCGACTTGACAAGTAGGGTACTCAGGTCTTGGTCGCCCGTATTTGTACCGCTTGACGTCCCGCTGAACGTTCCGCTTTGCGTGGCCAGAGAACCAAGGCCAAGGTCTGCGCGAAGGTTCGCGGCGTCTGCTGCTACCCGTGTGCGAAGTGTCGAAGGCGTATCGAGTACACCAGCCGTCACGCTCACAAGTCCGGTTCCCGAAGGTGCCGGACCCGCTGGGCCTGTCGCTCCTGTTGGTCCGGGGTCGCCTTGTGGTCCCTGCGGACCAGTAGCCCCGTCCGCGCCATCGGCACCAGGATCGCCTTGCGGACCCTGTGCGCCTGTAGCTCCGGGTTCACCCTGAATGCCTTGGATGCCTTGCGGACCTTGCGGCCCCGTAGCGCCATCGGCCCCGTCCGCACCCGCCGGGCCTTGTGGTCCCGTTGCGCCGGTTGGTCCGGCAGGGCCAGTTGCGCCGTCCGAACCATCCGCTCCGGGGTCGCCTTGCGGCCCTTGCGGACCAGTTGGACCGGTCGGTCCCGCAGGGCCAACGCTACCCGATCCGCCCGTTGGATCCGCAGCCTCCCACCGATCCGCAGTAGCATCATACGTCACTACCTGCCCGTCCGTAGGATCACCGCAAACCCGGATGTACCGGCAACGGTCAGCATCAGGCGCACTGCCCGAACCTCCCCCCTCCGGTGGATAGACCGGGGTTTCTGTCGTGTCACTGTCAACCGTCAACAACTCATTCCATACCGTCCTGTCGCTATTCGCCGCGTCAAGGTTCGTTCCATTGTCCTGTCCGTATACCGTCAGGTTCCAATCACCTACGCCGAGTGTTACCTCACCATCGGTAGCCGTCGCGCTGTCCGTTTCAATGACCTCCAACAACAGCGGACCCGAAGCCGAGCCGACATTTTCGGCGATGCAATACTGGTAGAACGAAGGCGCGTCAAGCCGCTGGAATACGCACAGGTAGTGCGTCTCACCTGCGACCTGTCTACCGGTCACGAGGATCACGTTGGTATCGTCGCGCTCGATGTTCATCCCCTCTCAGGTCGTTGGCGTGGTGATACCCGTGAAAGGATCCGGCCCGTGTAAGTCGTAGTCGTGCGAGGCTCGCAATCCACATCCGTATAAAAGGCGATGGATACCGCGTCCGTGCTAGGCAGTTTCTTCAGGTAGCGGATCATCTCCGCTTCGTACACTTCGGCAAATGATCGCTTCTGTCCGATCAGCGTGTTCAGCCTGCCTGTTCCGGCTGTGCTGTAATTGTCTCCGTTGCGCTCAAACACGCCATTGCGCGCCATCTGAATGCCCATGTCTGGCAAGGCCATTTCAATGGACTTCCACGCCAAGTAAGGTTTCAGGTGTTGCGCGTATAGCGTAGCAAGACCCGTGTTCGCCCCAAGGGTTGCGTCGTTCACGGGATCGCCTGCCTCAACCAACGCGTACAGCGTCTCGCCAAGGATCTGGCGCAAGTCACGCTGCGCGAACCGGATCACCGGGGCTATCACCTTGTCCTGAACATCCGAAGGGGTTCCGGTTTCGGTCTTCACCGTCGCCGCCGTGATGATATTGGTATCGCTCCAACTCATTTCGCAGGAGGTTTACCGGGTGCCACAGTAGGAGCCTTCGCCTTTTCCATCGCCAGCTTCGCCTCCGCTTCCGGGTCGGACGCCAGCTTGGTAGCCTGCGTCAACAGCATTTCACCGATCTTCTTGTCCGGGTGCGGGTCTTTGCCAGCTTGATCCCTTGCCTCGTCAACCGTAGTGGATGCCACAAGTACCGCCTCACTCTGTACCGGGTCGAAGATCTGAAGGGGTTCGATCTTGGCTTCCCATACTTCAGGTATCCCCAGCAACTTCACAAGGTTGCGCGTGATCAGCTTTTGCATCGGGCGTACCAGCGTCCGTTCAAACTGCTGAAGGCGCTGCCCTACGCTGTCCGCCTGACTTGTCAAACCCTCCGATCGGTCACGGAAGAGGATGGTGGGCACCCCGTACACGTCACAGATCACATCGCTCGCGCCCGTGCGCATTTCGTCAAGTTCCCCGGCATGGTTGCCCCGCTTCAGTTCTTTGAAGAACGGCTCTTCCTCGCCCGGCCCCATTGGGAACGGGAACATCGCCGAACCCTGCGCGCCTTGGTATGCCTGCTCCAATTTCTCCAACTGGCGATCCATGTCGCTCTCCGTCCCTTCCATCCTGAAGCCCGCAACGATAGCAGGGGTGAAGCCCGTCGCTAGTTGGGTGCGGTTGTATTCGTCTACCTGTTCCCACGTCTCACACGCGGGCATTGCAGGCAGGAACCACGGAACGGAATAGTACGGCTGGCGAGGTTTATAGATCCGATCGTAAAGGACCGATGCCTGGTAGCGTTCTACGTTGTCCCCGAACTGGAACGTCGGCAATAACACGGGCTTGAACCTGTCGTCCGTCTTGTTCGCTTGGTGCGCCGCCCAGTCGCTTGACCAATATGCCGTCTTTACCCGCTTGGTAGGCAGTCCATCGGCATCCGTGTCATCCTCCATAGGCCCCGAACGGTAGCCCACGACGTCCAAATGGTCAAGCCGGACGATATCCCCCGAAGCACTGCGACGAGGGATCCACGCCAAGCCTAGACCGTGCGCCAAGTCATAACCCGTGCGCCATAGAAATTCCTCTTCCGTGGTATTGCGCAAAAGGGACTGGAAAGCCGTCTGCGCCTCCGTTACCTCTTCCCCGGACTTCGTGTAGAACTTGATCCCCTCGCCCGCGATGAACTGCGCAAGCATGGACATACACCGCTCCAGCGGCCCGCAGTTATCCGCCCGCGTGCGTATGTATTCGGGGAACAGGTTGTTCTTCCCGTACCATACGTGCTTCTCGTCCGGCGGCTGGAATTGCTGTTCTTCCACCTTCGGGGAAAGTCCCGGCTGCGGATAGAACGCAACGAAGCGCGTTCCTTTGGTCTTTTGTGCCCTTGCCATTTGCAACGAAGGCGAGCAGGTTGTGCCCGCCTCCGGCGTTTATTGGTGTATGTCGGGTCTACTCCTTGACGAACACAACCCCGAAGAGCTTGTGTCCGGTTCGCGCCTCGTGCATCGTGATAGCCTTCAGCACTGATGGGTGATTCAGGTTCGCATTCGTGACCTCGAAAAGTCCCGGAATGTTCTGCTTCAACCCCTTGAACAGCTTCCACCGGACAGGCTTAGGCTCGGCTTTCACCGTAGCCTTCACCGGGGCCGTCGGGACGCTTACGGGCGTCCCTTTGGCCTTGTCGGGGAAAGTGATCTCGTCAGCCATTAGCTACCGACGACCTTACTCGTGATGTTCGCCAGCGTAGCCGTGGCGTCCGTGTCGAAGAAGATGCGGGGAAGCTCGCTCACCTGCGTCTCGCGCAAGGTGATGAAGTAGCCCAGCGCATCCGCCGTCGTGCTCATCGTGTTCACCTTCATCTGGATACCGTCGTTGTACCCGTAGAAGAGGAACTTGTCACCCTTGGTGCGCACGATGCAACCCAAGCTCGCGCCGTTCAAGCTGTTCACGAAGTCGCGAGCAGTCGAAGAAAGGTCGGTCAGTTGGATATCCACCTCGTGCGTGTAGTCCGTCGCGTCGGTATCGTTGTCCTGCTTTTCAGCACGGGCAACCACACTGTTCTTCTTACCCACCACTTGGTAGTAGCCCTCGCCTGCGGTGAAGGTCACGTCCTCCACGATATCCCCGGCACCCGCCGTGAAGCTCGCCACCTCGTCACGGTTGAAGAGGTAGATCGTGTCATACGCACCCGGCGTTTCCCCCGGACATGCCGGGCGGGAAATGCCATCGTTGATGTTACATGCCATCGTTGCTCAGTTGTTCAGGTTAGGTGGTCGGACCCCAGTACTTCAAGCCAAGGCCGTTCAGTTGGCGGAAGCCGCAGGCCATCTTGAAGCGTGAGCGCCAGCGGATCGTATCGAAGTCTTCGCTGTACCACACCTTCAGTGCGGACAGGTCAGCCTCCAAGTCCGTAGCAAACACGAGGTTGCCGTTACGTACCAGCATGATCGTGCTCTGCGGGATCCAAGCCTGCGTCACCACAGGGATCGAATAGCCCGGCATCGTGAAGGCCGCAAAAGCGTTGTTCTGCAACGAGGCCAGTTTCGGAGCGTGCTCCGGCATATGGCTACCGTTCAGCTTCTCGTAGTTGTACCGCAGGTATTCGCGGTTCAGCGGGTTCATCACGATCGTGCAGTTGCCCGATACGATATCGGCGGCCATGTCCGCGCCGTTCACTTGCTGAACGGAAAGACCTGCGGTGATGAGGCTGCGGCAGATGTTGTATACTCCCTCCGCATCGGTACCGGCAGAACCGCCAGAAGTCGGGGTCGTGCTGCCAACGATACCGCCCGTCACGTTGCTGGAACTGTTGTAGGTGCCCATCGTGGCGGCGAGCAACAGGTCCATCCAACCGTCGAACGTCCAGCTATCGCCGGACTGGTTGCCCTGCCAGCAGTTGATAGCGATGCGCTTGGCGATGCGGCGCTGGATATCGGAGATCAGGTATGGCTGCCAAATGCCGAGGCTCGCGCTCTGAGCGTGCTGGCCCGAAGGCAGGCCGAGGGCGGTGAAGTACGTTTCCCAGCTTTCGCCGTGCGCGCAGTAGGATTCTTGAATCAACGCCTTCTTCGCCGTGATCGTTGTCTGTCCGATCGTGGTGTCGTTGCCGTTGTCGAAGTCATCCGAGCAGGCAGCGCCGTCAGCGATGCCGACCGTGGAGGTCAACGTGGGCAGGGCGCGCGTCATCTCCTTCATATCCGTGATGACCGTACCAACGGACTTCACGAACGGGAGAACATCATTGCCGAAAAGAGCGTCGAGCAGGAAGTCGGTCCTGTTCTTTTGCTCTTCCATGTAGGCCGTAAGGCCGGAGAAAGTCTGTGCCATGCTCAGTTAGCGGATTGTTTGCGGTTCAGGTAGTCGTTCAGGTAGTTCTGTGTCCGATAGAAATGACTCTCCTTGGAGTTCATCTCCACGGCAGGCTTGGCGTTCGCTTCGGCTCCGGGGATCACTACCGTGGTC